TATATCTTAGTTAGATTAAATAAAGATTGTTTTGTTTCATCTCTAAAAGCATGCTGCTCTGTTCTGGGAAACTGGCGATAGTATTCGTTTAAACTATCCTGATCACCTTTTAAACCATCAACTTCGTTTTCCCAGTGGTTTATAACACCTACTTCAATTTGTAATCCATCTGAGCCTTCAACTGATTTTGCCGGCGTATCAAAGACAGGGTGTCCATAAGTATCAATGAATCCTTCGTAGTTCCATTCCATAGGTATGAACAAAGAATATAATCCTGAGCTAGTTTGTCCGTTGCGGTTTCTTTTGGTAGCATCTGATGCATAATATAGTTTTTTAAAGTTCTCACCACCTTTGTCAAGAGAGTTACTAGTTGAACCCATCATACACTTACCTACAACCCTGCTACCTAATCTAAGGGTGGTTTTTGTAACCCTCCAGTTGTTTAATATGTTATCAGGTCTTTCCCATTTACCTGATTCATCGTGTACAAGCAGCTTTAGTTTTTCACCATCATAACTGTTATCACCTGTATTTTTCCAATCAATAGTAGTGTCAAGTCCTACAACTTCGTCAGGTGTTTCACCTTGATCTAGCTTTCTACGAGTTAGCTTTGAAGCTGGTACTCTGTAAGCGAGTTCTGTTTTAGGACGATCCATACCGTCCTGTATTGGTTTAAAAAAGAAAGGGTAGTTAATTGATATCGGTACTACTTTGTCGGTAAACATTTTTTTAGCATCAGCCCCTGATTTTGATAAGATACCGA